CGTATGTACAGGCGAGGCAGTCTGACTCTTAAAATTGCCACCTAGCTAAAAACCTCGAGACAAATCTCAAGGTAAAATACCAGGTGACTCTCATAAAGAGTCGAGAAATGTCTCCTATATGCGTTAACATATGACGTGCGGGTCGCTCACACGATTATATTCATACCTATGTTTCCATAGTTGCATGTATATTAGCGAATTCTTATTAAGACACTCGATCGAATTCTTACAAATTCGAGTGAATTTTTATTAATTATATAATAATTGAAACTACCCATTAGATTGTTCATCTACTGTGTACTTCCAGTAACGTGGAACCCCTGTAAAGAAAAAGAGGCTCCAGTCTTCGGCTACTGCATCATACTGCTGAAAAGGATGATTGCGAATAGTATTGCCAGCACCCACATCAAAGACAGGGACAGTGACAATATGTGAATTGCAATCGAGAGATTGGGCAGATACGATTCTTGGTGAGGCAAAACGCTTATTCTGATAGAAAGGTAGTTCAACCTCTATTGTATTATTAATGTATGTGTTTGTAGCAGCACATCCATTACCAGAAGACGGGGCCATCCATCTGGATACAAGTTTTTGGAGGTAAGGCGCAGGTGCAGCAAGAGGAAATTCTCGAGTGACAACCGCCCCATTACCTGTAGTAATGGTACCCTGTCTTTGCACTAACGGCACAACAGAAGACTCAGCACCATAAAACATGTATTTCTTTCTGTATCCTCCTCGCACACCTGCATATTGAGGTGCAAACCAGGAAGAAAATGCAGTAGGTCCAACAGTGAGTTTACCAGATGCTGCCCCATCATCTATTCCTCCATCGTCCGCACCAGTGTAATAAGGCATATCCTTATTTTTTAATTCTCCTATTCTAACAGAATCTGCACTAGCGTTTTCCGGCCACCAAAATCTAGTACAGGAATATCTCTTACACAATTCTCGAATAGAACATGGTGGATCACCAAAGAAAACAGAATATGTATGATCATCTTGGTCGGACTTACTCCCGATAACTGTCAATCCTGATGCAGAAGTGGGTTTATCCGGATCAGTAGTAGTCTCTCCAGAGCTTTGAGACTCCAGAACTTCATCTTCAAAACGAAGCTCCTTTGATCTGCGCGTATCACCATTATTAAATATATGGTAATCAATAAGAGGCTCATTATTAGGGACTGCTAATTTGTAATCATCACAAGCTGATACATAGACATTAATTGAAATAGGGGCATCATAGCCTGGACCTACCAAATCGTTCAGAACAGTCAATTCCAAATTTCCGTTACACGTATCATCTGGCAATAGTCTCTGGCCAGAAGAAAAGTTAGATCCAGTGTTGAAGGGAAGACCAGTAGGCAAGAATGGTTCTGATTGACCCCAGCCGACAACAATTTCAAAGTCGTCCGTCTCAGCAATGTCTACCACACGAGAGTAATTCGTGTTATAATTGACAGTTGACGAGTTACTATTAGGATCCCACCTGACCAAAATACGGCCCTTGTGGAAATCACTCTTCACAATTTGAAAACGGAACTTCAAAGACCCTTGCCAATAACTGAAAACAGTCGACATGTGAGCCAATGGAGTCATATGAATCTCATTGTTATAATTATCCAGCTGCATTGGACACACACGAGTGTTCCACAATAGCTGGTCGGGTCCCACGTTGGGTGCCCAATCAAACTGCGTTAAATAGGATTCTCTCTTACAATAATCGAGAATACCCATTTCGTCAGTTCCATCCAACCCCACAGTGCGAGAATCAACAGTTAATTCTGCCTTACTATCTAATGTCAACTTAAGTGAAGCATCAGCGGCATCGGTATTAGCCAAATTGCCACTCGGTAAAGGTTTTGTCTGCACTATATCAGTCACGATATTTGGACGTGAATAACCAAACATTTGGGCCACACGGCTAACTGCATTTGCACCAATTTGCGTAGCGGTCATGTATGGACCAATGACTGGCAAGCTCGTCAAAGCACCCGCAGCTTTGGCAACTGCAGCAGCAGGTCTTGAAACAATACCTTGCCCATACTCATCGCTTGAGCTAATAGAATTTGATGTGTCTGCTGCCGAACGAGATTTACCACGACGCCCATTCTGGGAAATAAGTGGAGGGTCCGAGTTGGTGGGCACAGTCAATACAACATCTTCAGCCCAGATATAAGTAGTGATTGTTACATAATCTAAACCGTCATTAGCGTGCAAAAGATTACCAAATGAGTCGATGGAAATTTCTCCCATATCTCCCCAATCAGCGGAGGGAATACTCAGATAATTCTTTGGCCAGAAAAAAGGTAGATCTAATTGACCACCCGCATTGTTAGTAGGATTGAGGAAAATGTGAGGTTTCTGGGACAATTGAATCAAATCTTGTGAAATGCCCTGCCGAGAATTAGTAAGATCGTCAGCCCCACTATAAGGATTATATGAAGCGATGGCACGCCCATAGTGAAACTTAGTGCCCGAAATTACGAATTTAACGTGCAATTTCATTCGCAACAATTCATAGTTCTTTATCTTATCTCGGATATACTCATTTTCACAAAAAGCAGCCCAGGGATTGAACTTATAAAAGAAAGGCTGACCTACAACCCAGCTTTGCGCTGATTGCCTAATAGGTCGCCCCAAGAATTCTCCTAGAGAACTGTTGTTAGTAAGTGCCAAATCCATAGTCGGATCGTAACCTCCTTCCTTACGTGAAGTCCAACCAGCATCTTGATCTGCAAAAGCAGTAATTTGCTCATTAGAAACAGGTGACATTTCTTCCTCCGTCACACCAGGATCAGGTTGAGAGTCTGAAACGACACCAGATTGGGAATCATAAATCTTGGATTCCAAATATTGAATACGTCTCTCAAGTTGAGCGACGTGACGATATTTCTTGTCCAGTTTCATCCTCAAGTCCTTGTTACGATCCCTCAATTTCGCAACCAGCTTAAGTTCCAAATTAACTTCCAAAGGGTATAGAGTTTTTAATGAATTTATGTTATTTTTATTTTTAAAATAGAGGTTTGGTTCCTCTTCAGTAATTGTTTTTAAAGTAGTAGTAATGTAATTTTTATGAATACTATGTGAGATACATCAATCTGCAACATAACAGTGCTATTTTTGTGGGCGTCACCCCATCGCTAAATAACGATATATACAATGACTATCTATATAGCTGTCCACAAAATCCAGGTAATTCAGAACCTAGCTAATTGTGCGTTAATCAAATATAGATAACTAGTTTTAGCTTATCCAACGTATAGTTACGGTGGCCCAAGGTACAAAGCTCCCAGGGCGAGCTATAGAAGCCGACTTATAAGTCGAACTTCTCACGATACCAAGCAACGCGATCATCATAGTTCATGATCGGTCCTACGTAACTCTGAATTCCAGCGTCACGTGCGACTTGCTCAAGTTGAGCAACACGCTCGGTGTAGACCTCTCGGCCAGACTCGAAATATTTTAATGCTACATTTTGAATGGCTTCAGCACTTGATTGCTCCATGGACAAAACTTTGGACTTCAAATGAGTATGCAACATCTTAGCAATTGAATCTTCTTCAACGGGTGATCTGTAAACACCCAATTCATCATCCCAGTTGGCTAGATGCTTCAAAAAAGAAGCTTCACTCAGGTTGACAAAAGGTACAGACTCAGCATCTTTATCAGCCATAGTATATTTAATACTAACTTTGGCAAGCTGAGCAGCGATAGCGGTATGATTATATTGATCATATCCCTTCGCAACTGTCATAATGTTATCATCACCGTAAGTCATAGCTGACACTTTCGTATTGAAGAGTGGTACTCTCAACCACCTCTTCTCTTTGGCAATGGCATACCAACAGTAACGCAAGTACAAAGAATTCACGAAACTATTAATGACAACTGTCAAAGGATGTCCAGATGGGTTTGATCCCATAAACTGGACTAATGTTCCAAAGTAATCGTAAGTAGGATAAGAAATCTCAGTGGCAATACCACGCATAATAATGAGATCGTCCTCCTCATAATTTCCACTCTTTTCTGCTAACTTAATCAAAAGCTTAAAAGCAGCCAACATAAATTGGGGGCTCATGCGTCCATCGAACTTGGCATAATCACCAGCGATAGCACGATCCCAACCATGCTTTCCGATGTGCTCGAACAATTCAGTCCACTCAGGGGACTGAACAACTGTTCCAACAGCACATTCAGTAGCAATTTTGTTGCGCTGCACCAAAGCGGCTAAGGAAAGGAAATATTTACGAACAAGCATAACAAAGGCCATATTTGCAGCAGCAAATACACGAACTTTGTCCTTATTCAATTTCGTGGGTTCATCCTTCAATGAAGCTTTAAAAATAGTATTAATGGATTCACCAGCGGCAAGTCTGGCTTCCATTTTAGCTAATTCTTCAAGAATCATAGGATCAACATCACGCGGGCAAGAAATGCCCTCAACAAAGCGATCGGACTTTGTAGCAAATTGTGTCTTAGGTCCCTTGCCAGGGAAACCGATAGACGTAGCGAAATTCATCGCATTGAAGCCTAATGCTCCATCAATTCCTGCGAGATTTGCATCAAGGCTGATTTTACCAACCTTAGCAAGTTCACTGGCGGGAATTTGTTCCAAACTGATACCATAATCGGTAACAGCTTTATTTAAGAGCTCAGAGTCGAATTCAGTGGCAGTATCAATCTTACCACTCATATCCAACTCTTTGTGGCGCTGAGCTCCCATCTCATTGGGAGGACCATGCTTCTTCTCAATCCTCATAACGCTTGTCACAGCAGGTGAGATTAGAGAAGTAACGACAGCACTCTTAGGAGACGAGCGGCTCGAACCATTGTGTCCTCCATGCACACGAATCTTAGCATCTAAATTAAGATCATTCGTAATACATTTTTCATGAGGACGAGTCAACGGTCCAAACTCAATGCCCATACTCTGGGTCTCTAAAGGAGAAGCAGAGTGAGAAACCAAAATACAAGGTCTCTCATCGAGCTTAGCGATAGTATCCAACAAAGTCTTCCTGGTCAATAAACCAGCAGCACCCGTTGTACCTCTACCAGCTAAATGGTGAGCGGCGATAAAAGGCATTCCTTTAACATTACCAATCAAAGGTGCCATACACAAGCCGCCAAAAGTATCTACAGGGAAACTATATTTGTAACCCTGAAAAATACCTCCTTGTGTGGTGACTACTCTGCCACGAGTAGCCATCATTTTCGAAAACTTGACTAATTTCCCATCTTTATTGTAAATAGTAAAAACTTCCAATTTCTTACCTTCATCAATATCTTTAGGATAATAATCAATAATATCTCGGTGCAATCCTGCTCCTGGGCAATACCAGACAGCAAAATCAGTTCCAGGAACTCTTTGCGCCACTTTGTCGTCAAGAGGCATGTTTTTGAAAGTATGTCCTCCCATTTTGGTCAAAGTCACAAACTCAGTTCGAGACGTTACCACATGATTGGGAATTAATAAAACATTACTCTTCAAAGGCATAGCATTGCAAAATATACCACACTCCTTTTGGACAATCATCAACTTGTTTCCGATTAAACTAGTAAAGTTGTCTACAGTGATGGTACGGGACTTCTCACTAACGCCTGCATCTCCAAAAAGATACTTGCGTTCACGAGCATGAACGTCCCAAAATTCCGTTTCATTCTGCCACGGTTTGGCGTCCGGTTCGATGGTAATAGACTTAGCTGCTTGAGCTGTAGGAAGTGCCTTCCATTTCCTGGCTAAGTAAACCAAAATTTTCCAGGCTCCAATCGATGTCAAGAAATACAAAATTTTCAACTTTGGCCCCCAATTCATTTTCCGAATATATTGGGAAGGTAAAGGAAGATTTCCAAATTCCTCGATGACAGTACACCGAACCTCGTAAAAGCAATGAATAATATACAGCGAATAGAAAATTGTAAGATAGAGGAGTATCCAAGATCCTCTAACATGAACTACTGCATCACAAATAAGTGTAAAAGTGACACCAAGAAGATAGTAACCAATGCTTTCCATAACAATTTCTTTCAATTTGTCTCGCATTATGAAGGTAAGAATAACTGATCCATGTTTGGAAACAATGAGGGCCTTCAAGAATGCATTTAAACATGCAATGACACGAATTTCCAAGGCAGTAAGGTATTCAATAACCTCATTGACATATGGAATTCCTGTCTGTGAATCAAGTGCGCAATCGCACATACCAATAGGTAATCCGCATTCGCATAATGGCATGTCAGACAAATCACGCTGAGTTTGAACGAAAGACTTCTGATGAGTAAAATGCTCAGCTGAATCCGCTTTCAAAAAGCGCAATAAAGTCTTGATATCAACATCAACGAGGTCTTTCCCCTCAAATTGCAGAGGGCGGAAAACAACATTGCGTGTTTTTCCAGCCACACACTTATCACCGGTGCTTTTGCCCCTATAAAGAGGGGTTTCAACAGTGAAAAGCGAGTGATCTGGAAATTGATCTCCAGACATGTGTGCAATCTTTGAACTATCCAACATAGTGGCACCAGGTTTGCAGAATTCAGGTCGGACTTTCTGCGTAATGGTAACCTCAAAACGGCGGTTAATTGATAAAGGCTCATTTGACAATTGATTTGATAATAAATCTTTGACATTTGTCGTGGCCGTAACGACCATGGGCTCAATCATAACCTTACCTTTCATATCGGCATTAGCATTCAAAGCTGCCATTGTCATATTATTCAAAAACATGATAACGGGCAAAGTGGGCGATCCTTCCGCACGATCCAATGCAGTATTGCAAATATCATCAAAGATGACTCCCTTATGATGGGTTGCAAATTCAGACTGATATTTATCTTCCATATTCAACGATGTCACAGCACGAGGGCTGTAATCAAAGTTATTAACTTGGAGAATATAACGAGTCAAAGCATTGGCAATCGCTGACTTACCAACACCGGATGAACCAAAAAGGAGCATTCCATATGGTTTCATACGAATGCCCTCCTTCTTGGATAAGGTGCGGGAAGTCTGGATATCGCGCAATAAGGCAAGTCTGCTAGAGTAATACGCTCTTTCACTAGACTTGCATGCGTTCAAAAGTGTTAGTGTAGTCTCAATACATTCTTGAACACGACGATCATAAGTTTCGTCATCAACCTCAGCTTGACGGCCAAGATCGACACGAGTTTTTTGGGATTTAATAAAAGTGAACTCATCATCATAAGCATTTTTAACTTCCGACTGGAAAAACAAATCAATGTCTCCAGTTTGGAAAATTAGCATCGCTTTAGATAAGAGCAACTTACCAAAAAGTAAAGTTTTCTCAAACAATTGCGTAACAGTGACTTCTTGACGCAAAGGTTCAGAAACGAAGAAAGACATTCCTTTAAAAGAAATGTTTATTTTCTTCAAAAATCCCAATGTGATCATCATACGAAGGAGATAGTAAAATTCGGCAAAGACTTCACTTTCCTTGAATAAAATCCAATACTTTTCAAAAGTAGAAGAATTTAAATCAGGTAAAGAAAAATCGGGTGTAGAAAAGTTAAAATCAGTAGCAATTTCACGGAACATCAGCCAACAGGTTCCGAAATTATCGGTAACCCAATCGGGTGCATCTAGCGTAAAATTTATGGCTTCCTTAATGCCAAATTGAGACTGAAGAGGACGATTCATATTATAGATATGTCTCCTCTCTTCTGCCTCTCGTTTGCGAGCCTCCTTGTCTCGCCGCGCGCGATCTTTACGATCACGAGCCTTCTTGTCATTCCTAAGGCGAGCTTCGTACTTGCTCTTGCCATATCCACTTTGGCTAACTCCAAAGGACCAATCAAGTAGGTACCTAAATAATACAAGTGAATGGATAGCGATGTATCCCTTGTGAAAGGTACCCCACATATAGTTCCATCTTCCATAAGTTAAAAATAAAATAAAAATAATACTTCTACCATTAAATTTCAACAGAAGAAGACGTCTTGTTAACGCTAAATAATAAGATAAAATAGCAAAACAAATAAGGGCAAAAAGTGCCAAATATAATTCGGGTAATTGCAAAGGTGGAAGTTGTTCATCACAACTAGATTCCTCTACAATATAAAGAAACTGATTTCTTAGTAGGCTTTCGGTAATTTCTTGCTTTACGATGCTGGGGGGGCTATTAACCCAAACCCCAGCGCCGGTAATGGTCTAAAAATTTTGCTCGAAAAGTCGTTCCTCAAGCTTTTGGAACGGTTAAACAAGCCACGCACTACAAATCTAACAACATCGACCAATGTTGTAAATAAAATGTAGCCAGTTATAACAATAGTTATTATTAAACGTAAGAGTACTGTCTCGCACAATCAAAAGATTGTGATACAGCTCCATATCGTACATCATACTCCAGGAAAGGTCCAGTGCGACCTTTTTCCTGGAACACCTAAACAGTTTTAACTGCCAGCCAAGGTGTAAGTTCGAGTACTCGTGTAGTAAAATTTTTCACTATCAACAGCGTGTTGTTACCCATTATGGTAACATGTGTAGCTCAACTACATATTTGTCACAGACATAGCGCAAAATGTCGATGAAGTTGATTTCTGAGTTTTCGTATCAGAATCGTACGACGCTTCAATTTCTTAGAGAGGGATGAAGAACCTAATTTGGATGTTTATATGTCTTCCCAGACAAAAATCGTTGATTACGATCATAGTTCTCGTAGCTTCAGTATAAATACTTATTACGTGAGCAGTATCCTGTTTGACCAGGAGCTAAAAATTGTTGGTTGATTTGAGAGAAGTTGACTCTTCTGGGTGACGGCATAAACGTAAGAAATAGTAGCCACAACTATTTCGTTCATACGGTCATCACTTGGAAATGGTTAATTTCCGGAGTGGTGACTAAATATCATATTAATTTACATTATTGTAATCTATAGATTAAGCGTTTGCTTATTCTATAGGTCTCTTAATACATTTTCAGCAAATGTGATTAGGGGGTTCTACCCCTATTCATCACGTCTAAAAATGTGTGTATAAGAGCAGAACAAAATCTGCAATGAATATGTATGATTGCCGGGTGTCGCGGTTAAAC